GTATACTAACCAGTCTATATACGAATGTGCCCATGACTGGGTATCCCAAGGTAATGTAAATTGTAATGGCATTACCAAATACTACGAGGCTTATTATGCAAAAAGTAATTAATGTTTTAGCAGTTCTATCATTCGTTGGAACTGCTGGTATCGTCGGAGGCGGTACTGCACTATATCTCAATAAGGATTCTATTGTTGAGAACATCAAATCTCAAGTTGCATCTGCAGCTGCAGAAGCAATTACTGATGCTCTTCCAGGAATGATGGATTCTGCAATGCCAGAACTTCCTGATGCTACTGGTGGTGCTCTACCACTTCCCACAACTACTGGACCTGCTCTTTCTTTCTGATATGAAAAAAATTATTATGGGTTTGCTGGCAGCAGCAACACTATCTACTCCTGTACTTGCAGACTCTCTTAAAGAGAACCAACATAAGACCATGCATTCTATGGGATGTATGCTTCTCCAAGAGTGTACTGATAATGTACAAGAAGTATTTTCCCTCATAGACGTTTCTTCTCAGTATCCTAATACTGAAGAATTTACTCCAGTGGCAAATGAGTTTAACAATATGCTTGTGTCATTGAACCAAGTAGGTGTTAAAGTATTTCTTGCTGATGAAAAGTATTTCCCTAAAGGACATCGTGGTGTCTACCATACTGTATCCAATAACTTCTTTCTGAATAAGAACTTTATGGGTAAACCTGGCACGTTGATGATGGTCATGCGTCATGAAGGATGGCACGCTGCACAAGATTGTATGGCAGGTACGATTGATAACAGTTTGATTGCTATTATCAAACCAGAGGATGAAGTTCCAATGATCTGGCGGGTGTTAGCAGAACGTACCTATCCTGATTCTGCTGTACCTTGGGAAGCAGAAGCAGGATGGGCAGGACGTACTGAAAACATGACTATGAATGCCCTTGCAGCATGTGCTGGTGGTGAGATGTGGAACACATATTCTCCTACACCACTGACTCGTAAATACCTAGTTGAAAACGGTTATATTAATAAATAATAAGACCTAAGATAAACCAGGTACTCACCCAAGATAAATTTTTGAATAATCCTTAGACTTGTAATGTAAAATTTGTTGTTGGAAAACAAGCATTTACATATGACACATTTAACAAGAGATGTGTTAATCAAAGCCATTGTTGCCGAAGAAATGAAAGATTTCAATGGTGAAGATTACTTCAAGTCTCTCAAAGATGCGTATCACAAATGGGAACATCAATCAAGTGATGTTCTCTGTAATCAATACAACTCTATAAACAAAACAAAACTAACTGTTGACACACTCAAACCATAAATAAAACTGCCTCGGCTTTCTATCCATGCCCGAAGAAGTTAAGAAGGAAGATCCCAAGAAAAAAGGTATTCTTGGAAAAATGAAGGAGGCAGCAAGTGACAAAGAAGAACAACTTGATATTCTGTCTACTTTTGTTAGGCTTGGCATCCTTGTTTGGAGTGGCGGAATACTCACGCTGGCGTACATCCAGTTACCACCTGTACTCGGTATCCCTGAGCAGAAACTAGATCCAACTTTTATCGCGAGTGTCTTTACTGGGGTGCTCGCGACTTTTGGTGTTCAGGCAGCAAAGAAAGGTGGCAATGGAAATGGTAATGGATCTTCTGCTGGTGGTGGCATCAGTAAAGCAGATATGGAAAGATTGATTGCTGCTGCAGCACAAACTGCACCTGCTCAAACCATTCGTGTAGAGCAAGCACCAATCAAGTTCATCACTAAGGATGATGAACCACCTGTAAAACCTACCGTATAATCTTATGACCTTCTTTAAATGGACTGCATTAGGAGTTGGTGGTGTTGTTGCCGTAGCACACATCGGTGTTCTAGGTCACATCATTACAGCAACCAAAGTGTCAGAAGCACCAGTTATTAATTTCCCGAGGGGAGATTATTCCTCGTATAAGGTAGAGGCAGGTAAAGAAGGTTATAGTATAGAATATAAAGCAAACGATCCTGCTGTTCTTGAGTCACAAAAATCTTTATCATTAGATAAAGAAAAGAGAGGATTGTTTGGTGGTGGTAATGAAAGTCGCCGTGAGTGGCGCAGAGATCAATACACTATGGATGGCACTAGAAATCTAGGAGGTGCTGTAGACGGCGAGGGAAAGTCTGCAAAAGACATAGAGTGTATCGTGGCGGACGCTGGAGCACGGAGTCAAGGTGCAATGGCAGGAAGTAGTATTGCTGCTGGAGTTGGTGTTCCTGCTGTAATTGGCATTCCATACGTTGGATGGTTAGCGGCTGGTTGGGTATCACTTTTGGGTGGTAGACTGGGATCTGCAGCAGGATCTACTGTCGGTTCAGTCTTTAATGATTGCTAATCCTAACTTAGTCACGAAGTCAAAACATACACCATTTTAGGAAATCTTGCCTATAATAGATAGTGTAGTTGCATGAACTATGATGAAGTTTATTAGCGCAGTTATCGTTGCCACACTTTCGGCAATGATTATATTTTTACCTGGGATTGCATACGCCGTAGACGTAACAATGGGTTCCAATGGAAATCTTGTATTCGATCCAGATAATATTAGTATTACTGCTGGTGAAACAGTTCATTTCGTAAACGGAATGTTGCCCCCACATAATATTATTGTTGAGGGTAGAGCAGATCTTTCTAGAGAATCATTGATGTTTACTCCTGGTGAATCGCAAGATATTCTTTTTGCTGATGCTGGAGACTATGATTTCTTCTGTGGTCCTCATCAGGGGGCTGGCATGATTGGACATCTTCATGTAGAATGATGAGTACACTGTTCGTATTTGCTTTTACAATGTTGCTAATCGCATGGATGCAGTTAACATATCCTGTAAGATATAGAGGAAAATGAATCCAGTCATTCTAATTGCTTGTTTTACACCCCTTGTTTTGATTTTTATTGTTATGAAACTCGCTGTATGGGTGTCTGCAGTAAACACAGAAACCGACTATGTTAGACGAGAACCATCACGAACAAGAGGACCTTTCGTGGCAGATGCATATGCAGACGTTGACGATGAGGAAGAGGAATATGGAAATCGCACAGACTATAGATGAAGTTCTCTATAATTATTACACTGTAGAGAGGGGTATCCCAGTACCAAACTGGAAAACGCAAAAGGATCCACAATGGTGGATTGATTATCTTAAAGAACTAGATCAAAAGAGTAAATGAAAAACTATTTTCCAGATTTTACCCGTGAAGATTACAAACTTATTGTAGAAGCATTAGAAAAAAGGCAACATAATTATATTGCGGGAGACAAAATGTATAATAAGTATTCATCATTAGCTGGTGAGATGCGCCGCAGATCTGAAAGTGCAGTATTGCGGAGAGTGTGATGTCTAACCCAATATCTTACGTAAAGAATACAAGAAAGACTTATCGGAGGGATCTCCAAAAAGTAATTACTGAAGTCCAAGTACAATTTAAAGATGAATACCCATCATGGATTCCTTTAGATACCTTGGCAGCATTAGAGGAGACAATTAAATGAGAGTTGGAATGATTGGTTTGGGTCGTACTGGTGAAGGTATGGCTCGCCGTATGCTTGCTAAGGGTATTGAAGTCTGGGGTTACAGTAGTACTAACTATGAGAATGCCTGTGGACAATATGAAGCAGGACACCTTAGTGGATGTGTAACTTCAATAGAGTATCTTGTCCGAGCAGTTAAAACTGATAATAAGAAATTTACCAGTGCTGGTAAAATTCCTGGCATCTTTCAGATTACGCTTCCAGAGCAAAAGGCAGAAGATACACTTGATGAATTGCTACCTCTACTTGAGGAGGGTGATATCATTATTGATCATAGTACCAGCGACATAACAAAATGTCAGGAACTGGAACTATATTGTTCTAAGTTAGGTATCTCATATATCTTTTCTGGAGTGTATGGGGCCCCTTATGCTATTGATGCCTGCTCAAAAATTTTCCAATCCTTATCACCTGGTAATGTGAAATGATTTTATGCATTGGACCAACTACTATTGTCGGAACACTAACAACTGCAATACTTGGAGTTATGAGTCCAGATAGTGTTAAAACCTATGTTGGAGTCAATATAGAACCATATGATACTGAGCAGTTTGATTTAAATGAACCTTCTGGTTCCTTTGGTATTGAGTATGACATGTACACACATATAAGATTGTTTGCTGAACATCTTTCATCACCAATGCAATGTGATGATCATCCTGGTATCAATCATGCAGGTGTAAAATTTTTAGCACCACTATCACAAGATCTTACAGTGTATAGTGGTATATCTGTGAATAACTCAAAGTTTGATCGTAGAGATAACTTTGAAGGTCCTTTAGGATCTATTGGTATCGAGTATGGTAATGATTTAAAATTATTTGCTGAATACTTAAGCAGCATAAAAGAATTTGAAGGTGGCAGAACATCTCTAGGATTTAAGGTGTTTTTCAAATGACTTTTAGTACAATTCTATTATGGGCAGCAGTTCCTTTTGTTTTAACCACTATATTCTTTGGACTTTATAGGGGCGAAAACTTTTACTACGAGAGTGATGACTATGACGGAAATGGAACGGCACATTAAAATGCGTTATGATTTTGCTATGAGTGCATTCGCTAGAATGTACGGTGTAAATCATGTAATGAGTTCATCTGATATTTCTAGATTTTGTAAGAAGTGGGCTGAAACTGAAGGTGAAGAGACACCTTTTGGAACTATAAGTGAGATCAATTTTTACTTTTTAGACTTCTGGAAAACCTGGGGAGGGTATCTATGAATCTTTTAGCACACAAAGCAGCACACTTTGCTGCAGTTACACTTAATAATCCTTTTGGGATTGGTGCATTAAGTCTTGCATTAGTTGTTGTACCTATTATTGGTATGCATTACGTTCACAAATATGGGTGGCAACACTGGGCACCTTTTAATAATGAATCTCATACTTAGACCACTTGATAATCCAGATGATCCTGTATGGTCAGTGATCATTATGGTAATCCTCGCTGTAGCTATGGCAGTTTATGTCATCATATACATATTAGGAGTTGATAAAAGAGAATCTCATGGGAGCAATGACACCACCGAGCAGGAAGAGCTGCTACAACTTCCGAGTAGTGGAGGTAAATCGTGTCCTTGATGGAGATACGCTGGATATAACTATTGATCTTGGGTTTGACTTATACAAGAAAGAAAGAGTTAGAGTTGCGGGAGTTGATACGCCAGAGAAAAGGACGAAGAATTTAGAGGAGAAAGCACTTGGAATCGACGCAACAAACTGGCTCAAAGAGAAACTCGAAGGCACGTTGGCTGGTGATGATGAGTTGTCTGTTAGGACTGAACTTGTTGGTGGCACTGGCAAATACGGGCGTCTTCTGGGTTGGCTTTACATTGGGGACGACAGTGTGTCCCTTAACGAGCAAATGATTGCCGAAGGACTAGCGTGGGCATACGATGGTGGTACTAAACAAAAAGATTTTGAAGAACTTCGTGAGATACGCAGGAGGTTAGGAACTCTTGTAGAGTGAATGTAAAGTTTTATTACTTGCCTACCCCTATGGTGGTATAAATAATAGTAGTTATATGTTCTACTATGAAACATATTCACCATATTGTTCCTAAACATATGGGAGGAACTGATGATCCTTCCAATCTTATTGAGTTGTCTGTTGAAGAACACGCAGAGGCACACAGGAAGTTGTATGAGGAGCACGGATGTTGGGAAGATAGAGTCGCATATCAAGCATTGGAAGGGAGTATTGGTAAGGAGGAGATTATATCTCAAGTATTAAGTGAAAGTGGTAAGAGAGGTGGTGCTAAAGGTAAAGGTAGAGTTGCTTGGAACAAGGGTAAAAAACTTGGTCCTAATGAAAAACTAAGAGAATATAATAAGACCAGAGTATATTCTGAAGAACAGAAAGAGAGGATGAGAGCAGGTGGAGTTAATGCTGGAAAGAAAAATAAAGGCAGAAAGAGACCTGATCTTGCGGAAAGAAATAAGGAACGCAAAGGTCTAAATATTCCAAGAGATGAAAATGGTAGGTTTGTATGATTGATGGTGGCACCAAAGATATGAACCTTGAAGCACTTAGGGAAATTAGGAGAGCACATGGTACTTTGGTTGAGTAATGATTCCAGAGATTAAAATAGGTAACATAGATATTGGAATAAAGC